CCGGAGCCGGTGGCGTACACTCGTTGCACCGGCTGCTGGTAGGTGACTTTCAGATTCTCGAACGTTCCGCCACCCGGATAGCAGGAGAACCCGTAGACGCCCTTCTGTCCGAGATACTTCTGCTCGTCGGTTCCGGCGACGAACATCATGCGCACGGCGTTGCCCGCTTCGGTGAGATACGGACGCCATTGCATGTCCACGCCATCCTCGACCCCTGCGAGCTTGTCGAATATGTCGGAACCGCTCAGGTTCGACACGTTCCACGCCTGATAGTTTCGTTCATGGACGGTTTTCGCCTGACCGGAAGTGGGCGTATGCTTTTCGCCTCGATACGCCCAATCGACAGGAAGGGAGCCGCCGGGCTTCGCGTTGGTGCAAAGATACCCGACTTCGCTGGCGATGCCGCGCATGGACATGCCGGAGAAACGGATGGTGTCGGTGCTCGTACCGTTGTTGAACTTTCCCTCACGGACGAGGAACCGGTTGGCGAGGATGCTTTTCACACTGTCGAGGTTGAACGTGGTGGAATCCCACGAATCCTCGCGCGTGCCAATCACACCCCATAGCGCAGGGGTGCCGAGGGCGGAATCACGCAGGTCATCATCGTTGCACCAGAACAGGGCGATGGCCTTCCGGCCGCTTTCGATGGCCTCGTATTTTTCGCGCTGCGTGTCGCCGGGGACGGCGTTCCACGGCACGGTGATGCCGCTCACGTCATCCACGCCCACCTCTTTGGAGGGTGTGGTGCTCAACGAACTGTCGTTCACGGTCATCGACCATGTGAACGACGGCAGGTCGATTGGCGTGATGATGGTGCCGTCGTGAGCATCGGTGATATAGGTTCGCCAGACCATTACTCGGCCAATCCCCTGTCGTATACGTCCATGATGGCTCCCGGCCAGTGGACGCGGTGCCCGCTGATGCTTTGCGTCGTGTAATGGTAGTAGATGCTGGAGCCGCCCACCCAGCGTGAATACCATGCGACGGTGTGCGTGCCGGCGGCGACCTGAATCGTGTAGTTGAACATTTTGGTCGTCCAATGAGTGTCGGCCTGAATCTCGGTCTGCACGAGGTCGGCGCCATCCAATGCGAGAAGCCAGTATACGGAACCCGGATTGTTCGCATCATCGCAGTTCATGGAGCGGGTGAGGCAGATTTCCACCCAACGGTCGGTCGGCACGTAGAACGATTGCACAGTCCCTTCAATATACCATTTGGTGTCCTTCGCCGCAGTGGCGTCATACGTGTTCACCATGTGAACCAGCTGCCCCATGTTCGCGCCATACGGGACGCTGAACACCTGAGTGCCGGACGCTTGCGCGCCGTTCGCCAGATTCGTCGTATTCGGGGCGACGACGAACCTCCGAAGCTCGGTCACACCCTGCGGCAGTGTCGGGGCGACCGGCCTAGTGGACGGGGTGCCGGAGGTCACGCCGATGACGACATCGCAGGCATCGGAGTCGAGGCTCGGGTCCTGACATTTCACCCACACGATGTCGATGCGACTGTTCGACGGGTCTCCGGCGGGAACCGCCGCGGTATTGCCGCCGGAGAAGTAGAACAGACGGGAGCCGTCCGACGATGAACGCTGCGCCACTCCGACTCCCGCGTTCACATGATAGGTGAGATTATTGTTCCCGGTCACGTTAAGCCCGGTGATGACACCGGGGTTCGGGTATAACCCTTTGAGAATCTGACGGTGCGACAGCGGGTCCAGACCGTCTCCCCCGCTGTTCTGTACGGTGCCGAGTGAACGTCCAGCCATTATTTTTCCTTTACAAGTAGGCGTCTCTTAATGTTATTGTAGCCCAACCGTTGCCGTTGGACATGAGTTGGATGTTGGCGGAGCTTTTCGGGTTCACATAGGGGAACCCTCGCCTTGTAAGGTTTCGGCTCATGTCGCCGCCGCCGATGGTTGCGGTCCGGTCGGAACAGTCGAGAATCAGCGTCTGGTTGATGATTGGCGAATTGTAGAAGATGCTGTTCGACGTGCCGTCCGGCAGATTCCACATGATTTGCACGCCGTTCTGGAACGTGCCGACAACGGTGATAATCGGATATGCGACGGTGTTGCCGAGGTTTTCAACCACGCACGCATTGCGCGCGTCGGCCGCGAACTCGCCGTATTGAAGGTCATACGTGAGCCCCTTGCCGGTCGCACCGTAGTAGAGTCCGCCGCTGCCGGACGATAATGGCTGCACCGAATACTGGTGCGCGTTCACCGACTGTCGGACCGGGTTCGCGCAGGTCAATGTGATTTCACCCGTGTCGGTCAGCTCGTCGTAGACATCGGAAAACGAGTTCGCCGCATATCCGTTCAAATAGGTGACTTCATCACCATCATGGATGGTCATGGTGATGATGTCGCCCAGCATGAGTCCGAGCAGGTTGCGCGAGTATTGGAGTCTCGCATGGGAGTCTCCGCGGATTCCGAACGGGATGGTGACGGTGCGAGCCGAGTAGAGTATCATGCCCTTGCTGACATTGTGAGCGCCGTTACCGGTCTGCCGTTCGGTCAACGTGACCTTGCTGGCGGGCGTTGACCATAGTCCACTGATTTCCTCTTTGGCCACGACGAACCCATCGCCGCTGAAACCGTTCCGGCTGTTCAACGTGATGGTCGCGCCACCGTTCGACAATGTTATCCTAAAGTCCGTCATGCCACTCCTAACTCGGCGCGTGCGCTACGATAGATTATCGGATACGCGGTGTACAGGTCCTCATCGGAGCGGACGATTCGCGCAGGGAATGTTTGCGTCACATTCTGCTCCACGTAAGTGTTCGCACCGTCGGCATACATCGAATAGTTCGGTGTCTTCACGCCGTTGAATTCGTCGGACAGAGCATCGAACCCGCCTTCGAGTTCACGGTTCACCTGCCGGATGACCGGCTGTACTTCGCGTCGAAACGAGTCAGCCAAGCCTTCGGACAGGCCGCCCATGATGGCCTTGCCTGCGGGGATGAGCAGGCGACGGTCGTAGGAGAGCGGGCCCTTATGTTCCGCAATCCAGCTGCCGATGCCGCCGATGAAGCTCGTCACGCCATCCCACGCGGACTTCAATCCGCTGAGGAAGCCGTTGATGATGGCCGAACCGGCGTTCACCAGCCACGAGCCCGCACCGCTGAACACGCCCTTGATTTTGCCGGGAATGTCCCTGATGTGGCCGAGAATCTTACCGCCCAAGTCAGCGAACCCGCTGGCGATGCTCACCACGATGCCCGGAATCATGGCGACCACGGACGCGAACAGGCCGGGCAATGCGGCGGCCAACTGGACTATCGCCGTGCCGAAGCCGCTGATGATGGTGGGCGCGTTGCTTATCACCGCATCCGCCAAGCTGACGATGAGGCCCGGTATTGCGCTGATGACCGCTTGGAACAGGCTCGGCAGTTGTGCCACCAGATTCGACAGCAGTGTGACGACGCCGCTGACGATGATGGGCACGGCGTTCGCCACGGCGTTCGCCACCTGCGTCAGCAGCGAGGGTATCATCGCAATCACGGTCTGCAACAGGGTTGGCAACTGGGCGGCGAGCATGCTCATCATCTGCGTCAACCCGTTGACGATGACGGGCATGGACGCGGTTATCGCGTTCACGATGCTCGTCAGGAGTTGCGGGATGAGAGCGATGATGGTCGTGATGAGCGTCGGCAGTTGCGCCACAATCGCGTTGATGAGCGTCAGCACGCCTTGGATGATGACCGGAAGGAGTGTCGGCAACTGGGCGACGATGCTCGTGATGAGCGTGCTCACGCCCGTCATCAACAGCGGCGCGGTGGTCGTGATGGCCTGCGCCAGCCCGTTCACCAGCGTGGGGATTGCCTGCGCGAGCAGGCCCGCATACTGGGGGATGAGCTGCGACAACTGCATGAACATGGTGCCGAATCCTGCGGCCAACGAGGATGCGGACGCAGGGATGGCCTGACCCAAGGATTGCAGGCCGAGCGCGAACGCGGTGGCGAGCGAGGCCATCATGCCGGGGATGTTAGCGGCAATCATGCCGACCAGTTGGGCGAACCCGCTGATGAATCCGGGGAGGACGGCGGGAATCTGCTGCACCAGCCCGTCGAACATGCTTGTGAACGCCTGCATGAGGGCGGGCATGTTGTCCAACAAGGCGGTGCCCAATGTGGCTCCGACCTGTCCGATGGCGGATACGAGTCCGGGCAGCATGTCCACGACCGTGGACACGAGCTGCGGCAGGTTCGCGCTCAGGGCGTCAGCGATGGCCGGGAGCTGGGTCTGCGCCTTCGCCATGCCGTCGCTCAGCTTGGTGAACGCGCCCTGTAGCGTGTCGCCCAAATCCTCCGGGTTCGTATTCCACAAGGTGAGGATGCCTGATGTGAGTCCGGTCATCAGCGCGCCGGTCACGCCAAGCGAACCGGCGATGCGGCCGAGCGAACCGAACCCGCGGCTCACCAGCGACAGGCCCTTGCCCATGCCGGTGATGGCCTTGCCTGCGACCTTGGTCGCGCCGGATGCGATGCGCGTGAACGCGGTC